GAGCGTGAAGCCCCCGACACCACTTGAGCAGGTTGTGACGTGCCTGAGTTACTTTGTCCCTCAGTTTCCTGCACACGGTTTGAAGTTTGACTAAAGGCCATTTCAAGGCGCTTGTCAATTTCTTCGTAAAATTCGTCATCACTGGGATCATATCCTTCCCCCTTCAGTTCAGCATCTATTGCAAGAGCGGCTGCGGTTTTAACTGTGTCTTGTCCAAACCAATCATTTCGCTGCGCCCATTCATTTGCTTTTGGATCATAAGCCGGAGTTTGCTGTGCAAGCTCTGGTTCTATTTCTACTTCTTTTGAAGCTTTTTCCATTCGCTTTGCAATATTAGCTTTATACCCTTGAACGGTTTTAAGATCAGCTTGAGCAGCATTTAGAATTTCCTGTGCTGCCAAAACCTTTTCTTTATCTCCTTCATCAAATGCCTGAAGATAAGCTTGACGTGCCAGTTCAATATTTTGAGTTAGCTGCTTCTCGCTTGATCCAACACTACGAGAAGCAATATTATTTACTTCTTCTTCTTTTTTATTTAGGTTTTGTTTAAGATCTTCATTCTGTCGAATAAGCTCATCAATCTTTTCTTCACGTTCTTTGCGCTGTCGAATCAGTTGCCTAATTCTTTTTTCAGCGCCTTTAGTTTCAATACCTTCTAGTTCTTTCGGCTGTTCAGGCTGTTCTTTTACAACCTCTTCTTTTGCCTGTACTGGCTGTTCTTCTTCTTCTTCAATTTCAAATTCAACTTCTTTACTATCTTCTGAAACCTCAATGGTTTCCCATGCATCATTTTCGTTACTCATTTTACTCTCCGTTGTTAACGACACAAACGATTACGTTTATATTATTATACCACAAAAGTGTTGATTTCCCAAATTAGTTAGAACTTTTTCCTAGATTAAATGTAGGATCAAGGTCTTTAGGGTCTTCTACTTTCATAATAATCTGATCATCAAACAAGAGTATTAGACGTACACCCTTGTAAAATAGTTTAGTTCCTGCGTGTTTGCCATAGCATACATAGTCGCCTACATTACACCAAGCCCCGCCGGGAAACTTCTCTTTATCCATATATGCCAAGTCTCCTAACGCTAGAACCTGTGCGACAGTCGTGAGATATGCCATATCGTCTTTGGTTGAATCCGGTAGAAAAATACCACCTTTAGTTACACTCTTTACTGAAACGGGTCGCACTAGAACGTGGAATCCCGGTAGAGTGGGGAGTGGGCTGGGATCGGGTGCGTCGTCCTCAGTTATCCACAAATCGTTTTTCATTGCGCCACCTAAACCTACTTGCTGCATTACTACTCGTCGTCCTCCATGTAAATACGTTTCTTTACTATATCAGTTAAATTATCTCTGGCCCACTCTAGGCTGGAGATAGAACCAACAAGCTGACGATAGTGAGAATAGTCCTCCGCAGAGCCATTACCCAAGGCTATCCTCAGATTGTTAATCTCTTTATTGTACTCGCTTACTACTTCGTCCCAAATATCAGGCACTACTTCTTTTCACCTTTGTCGGAAGACTTCCAAGAGTAGTCATCCCATTTGTTCAGTGCAGAGCGAATGTTGCGGCCACCCGTAATGTCCTGTGCATAGGGGTCGCCAAAGCTTTTGTCGGTATCCTTTACATGTTCAGGATAACCTTTACCTTTCGTCATCATTGTTTATCTCCTTCATTTGTTCATTAGCAAGCTGCGTAAGATTTTGTAACGCAACCATATCCATTTCTTTGTCGTCTTCCATTTGTTTCTTTAGCATATCAGCGGCAATCTTTGCCTCTTCAATTTCTTTTCGTGTAGCTAGTTCAGCTTCTTTCATTGCCTCTTTAGATTCACGATTAAGCTGAGACTGTTCTTCTCTTGAGTTAGCTGTTGCAGATGCTTTGAGCATTTCAATAATCTGTGCAGTTTCTTTGATCTCAAGCTCTTTGTTTTTAATCTCAAGTTCTGCTGCGTCAGTTGCAGTTTCAGACTGAAGCTTCTGTTTCTCTAGTTCAACTTTTGCCTGTTCCAGAGCAACAAGCTGTTGTTCAGGTGACTGCGCCTGACCCATTGCCTTGTTAGCATTCATTACCTGCTGCGCTGCTTGCGCCATAGCCATCTCAACTACCGCAGGATTATTGGCCTGATCCGGCGTTTGTTTCATAAGCTCTTCAGAAATACCAACCATCTGTTCTTGGTACTTCATTACAGAGTGTTCTTGAATGTTTGCCTGAAGTATTGGAGAAATTCGCTGCATGATAGGATTAGCACCATTCATGGGGTCTTGAAGATAAGCCATCTTTACCTGAATATGTGCATCATGGTTCTGACCGGGAAATGCCGCAATCGGAATACCTTTGGTTACAGCCATGATATCAGATACCGGATCAAGCGGTTGCGGTTCAATCTTAGGCGGAAGTATCTTCTCAATGTTAGGCATATTAGCTGCATTGAGAATAGTTCTATTTAGTTCTTCCAGATTAAACATTCCGGGCGGCGACTGCTGCGCCATTTGTAGCGCCATGTTTGCCATCATCATGCGATGGGCATTAGACGGAATGTTTGGATCAGATACCGGAATAATATCTATGCGACCATCAAAGTCTGATTTGAAAATGCTACGGTCTTCATAAGGAACATCATAAGGATATTCATCTGGAAGATAGTCATAGTCAATACGAGCCAGAATACGGAACTCGTCTTTCTGAGACTTGTGCATCCTTTTATGAATTGCTGTGAAGAACTTGCTGCTTGCTTCAAGCAAAGCCATAGTGGTGC